CATGATGGCCAGTCGCGGTATGGGAGCCATCTCTCCCAGTAAAATGCCCAAAGGCGTGCGTAAAGCGCGTAGGGATGACACTGACTTTACGCAGTATGCTGAAGGTGGTGCTGTTGGTTTGTATGCCAACATCAATGCCAAACGCAAACGTATCGCTGCTGGCTCTAATGAAAAGATGCGTAAGCCCGGAGCCAAGGGTTCGCCTACAGCTCAGGCATTTGTTGACTCTGCAAAGACTGCTAAAAAATGACCACTACCGGCTCAACCCTCTTCAATATGGACTTCACGGAAATTGCCGAGGAAGCTTGGGAGCGTGCGGGCCGTGAGATGCGTTCTGGTTACGACTTGCGCACAGCTCGTCGTTCCATGAACCTAATGACCATTGAGTGGCAGAACAAAGGCATCAATATGTGGACGATGGAGCAGGGTTTTATTAACCTGACTCCCGGTCTGGCCACGTATGCCCTGCCAACAGATACCATTGATTTGCTTGAGCAAGTCATTCGCACTGGCCAGAATACCGCTTCAACGCAAGCTGACTTGACGATTACACGCATTAGTGTTTCTACATATGCAACAATCCCAAACAAACTCCAGCAAGCTCGCCCAATTCAAGTCTGGGTTCAGCGACTTTCTGGCGAAGTTAACCCGACTGCGGCAGTTGTTGCAACGGCCGTCACCTCAACAGACACCACGATCACGCTTAACTCGGTGGTTGGGCTAGCTGGATCTGGCTTTATTCGCCTTGATACAGAAGACATTTACTACACATACATCAGCGGAAATGTGCTTAGTGGCGTATTCCGCGGGCAGAACAACACAACGGCTGCGTCTCACAACGTTGCAACACCCGTGTTTGTTCCTCAATTGCCAGCGGTAACAGTTTGGCCAACGCCAGATAACAGTACGCCATACCAGTTTGTGTACTGGAGACTGCGTCGAGTGCAGGATGCTGGCCACGGTATTGAAACTTCTGACATGAATTTCCGTTTCTTGCCAGCTTTGACGGCCGGATTGGCTTATCACATTGCTGTTAAGACACCAGATTTAATGCCACGCATTCAAATGCTCAAGCAAATTTACGACGAAACGTTTGAAATTGCAGCCGGTGAAGACCGCGAAAAAGCAGCAGTTCGTTTTGTTCCGCGTCAAATGTTTATTGGTAGCGGCGGAGGCTACTAATGGGCAATAGGTTTGCTTCCGGCAAAATAGCGATTGCGGAATGCGATCGTTGTGGCCAGCAATACAAACTGAAGCATCTTAGGACGGAAGTCATTAAGCAGCGCAAATACCAATTGTTGGTATGCTCTGAATGCTGGGATCCTGACCAGCCTCAGTTGATGCTTGGAACATTCCCTGTGGATGATCCGCAAGCTTTGCGCAATCCTCGCAGAGACACAACGTATGTCACTTCTGGCGTTAACGTTAATGGCTTTACGGCGGGTGGTTCACGAGATATTCAGTGGGGCTGGAATCCAGTTGGTGGATCCAGAAATTTTGATGCAGCTTTAACGCCAAACTACTTGGCATTAGCCGCACAAGTTGGTACAGTAACCGTGACCACAACCTCATCATGAAAACCTGTAATAAGTGCCAAACAGACAAACTGGAAGCTGAGTTCTACAAAAAGAGCTCGGCCAAAGATGGCTTGTTTTGGTGGTGCAAGGTTTGCCACAAAGAGTACGTCAAGTCAAAATATGCTCAGGCATACGCAAATCCCACCTTTAAAGCGCAAGAACAAATACGGGTAAAACAGTTCTACGCGGCAAACCCAGATAAAAAGAAAGCGTCAGATAAGCAGTACGCTGCAAACAACAAGTCCAAAATTTCGGCAAATGTGCGTAAATACCAATATGCAAAACTTGACCGAACTCCGAATTGGTTAGATGTTGACGACGTCTGGATGATGGAGCAGGCTTACGAATTAGCTGAGTTGCGTACAAAAATGTTTGGCTTTAAATGGCACGTAGATCATATAATTCCGTTGCAGGGAAGGCTTGTGTCAGGGCTTCATGTGCCGCATAATTTGCAAATACTTCCGGCAGCGGAAAATCATCGTAAATCAAACCAATTTTTGGTTTAACTAGGAGCTAAAAATGGCATTCACACGATCAGCAGACGGCATCGCTAAAAAAGGTAAAACCGTTGGCAAAAACTACGGTGACAGCGGCCCAACAGCCAAAGAAACTATGGGCGGCAAGAAGACCAAAGGTGTAACTGGTCAGGCTATGCGTGCCGTAGGTCGCAACATGGCCCGCGCCAACAACCAAAAGTGAGGTCATCATGGCAACATTTAGCAAAAAAGTAATGGGCAAAGAAGTTGGCGATGCCAAAGTCTATGCCAAGCCACACACCATGACGGGTAAAGCTGTTAGTGCTTCTGAGAATCCCGGCAGTGGCCCAAACCATAGTAACGCAAGCACAGTCAATATGTCTGTTGGTGCAGTAACTCGTCGCGATCAGCCTGCTACAAAGACTAGCGGTATCAAGGTTCGCGGCACAGGTGCAGCTACTAAAGGTGTAATGGCACGAGGCCCAATGGCATGAATTACAGTGAGCTTGTCACCGCAGTAAGCGATTATTGCGAAAACACTTTCCCAACTGTTGATATGGATACGTTCATTCAGCAGGCGGAGCAGCGCATCTACAACACGGTGCAGATTGCTAACTTGCGAAAGAATGTGACAGGCTCGTTGACTTCTGGCAATAAGTACTTGGCTTGCCCAAATGACTTTTTGTCGCCATACAGTCTAGCCATTTATCCGGTTATCAGCACAACCGCTACCGGCACATCAGGTGAGTTTACAGTTACAGTGGCAAGCGCAACAGGGATTGCCGCAGGTCAGGCGGTCAGTGGCACAAACATTCCTTCGGGCACATACGTCCGCGCAGTGACCGGTACGACTGTGTATTTGACACAAGCCAACTCAGGCACAGTGACAGGTGCAATCATCTTTCAAGGCGACTATCTGTTCTTGTTGAATAAAGATGTGAACTTCATCCGTGAAGCATATCCACAGACAGCCACTCGCGGAGAGCCGCAGCACTACGCTATCTTTGGCCCACAGACGAATGATGTAAATGAGTTGTCGTTCATTGTTGGCCCTACGCCCAACTTGGGTTACATGGCCGAGTTGCATTATTACTATTACCCAGAGTCTATTGTTACAGCAAGCACAACTTGGCTTGGTGACAACTTTGATTCAACGCTGTTGTATGGGACAATCTGCGAAGCGTTTGTCTATATGCGTCAAGAAGGCGACATGGTCAAGCTTGCGCAAGATCGTTATGTGCAGGCTATTGCTCTGCTGAAGAACTTGGGTGATGGCAAACAACGGGCTGACGCTTACCGCGACGGCCAGACACGGGTACAAGTATCATGAGCATTCTTCAAACAGTAACCACAAGTTGCAAGATTCAGCTACTCCAAGCTGTTCACAACTTTGGCCCTACATCTCCAAACACCTTCAAAATTGCTCTGTACACCGGCAATGCAGATTTAAACGCCGATACAACAATTTACAGCACAAGCAACGAAGTATCTTCAAGCGGCACGGGGTATACGGCTGGTGGTAATACTTTGACTATCAGTGTGTCTCCTACATCTGGCCCAAACCAAAACGCAGTACCAACGGCATATATCTCATTTGCTAATACAACTTGGACAAATGCCACGTTTACTGCTCGCGCAGCTTTGATTTATAACGTCACGCAAGGCAATAAATCTATTGCGGTTTTGGACTTCGGTTCAGATAAAACTGTCAGCAATGACACCTTTCAAATCATCTTCCCAACTCCCGATGCCAACAGCGCCATCGTGCGCATCTCTTAAGGAATAATCATGGAATTCAGCTCTGCAAAAGACCAAGTGTCTGCATCATTAGTTACCAAGCCCGGCCTGACTGACACAGTTGGTGCCGGTGGCGTTTACACCGTTACTTGCGTAGGCGCAGACGGCGTAGAAAAGTGGTCTGATACATTCCACAACCTCGTCATGAACGGTGGTTTGGCCAACATGAACGGCGTGTACTTTGCCGCTAGTGCGCAGTCCACCACTTGGTATTTGGGTTTGGTTACAGGCCCCGGTTCTGGCACTACATACGCTGCCGCCGACACATTGGCTTCACACGGCGGTTGGACAGAGAACACTGACTACACACCTAGCGGTCGTAAGGCTGTGACGTTTGGTTCAGCTACTTCCGCTAACCCATCCGTGATTAGCAACTCTGCATCGCCTACATCGTTCTCCATGAACGGTACAGCTACGATTGCTGGCGCTTTCCTGTGCAACGTGTCTTCTGGTACTTCAGGCGTTTTGTTCTCTGCTGGTGATTTTACCGGTGGCGACAAGTCTGTCGCATCTGGCGATACACTGAACGTGACTTACACATTCTCCCTGACAGCGACCTGATAGGGTATGTTCGGAGATGTAGCTTTTGCACAAGCGCCGTTTGCCTCCTTGGGGGGCAACACGTTTAGCGTCTCCGTTTCTGAATCCGGCTCCATAACGGATGCCGTGGATTCTATTTTTACTGCCGGTGGTTTGATTAGCGAAAGCGTTTCAGCGTCGGCCACTCAGTCTGTTCTTGTTGATTTTGCCGCGACTAATGCGGAGTCTGCCTCTGCCGGTGACGTGTTTGACACACTGAACAACACATTTAATGTGACTGTTCCTGAAGCTGCAAGCGGTATCGACTCTGTTGTTGGTCAAGGCGTCTTCCCCAAGAGTATTGCAGAAACTGCGTCTGGTGTTGATTTAGTCGCAAGTCAAGTTGATTACGCTGTTGCTATTGCTGAGGCTGCTAGTGTTGTAGACGCTATCGTTGGTCAAGCAGTATTTGCAGCAAGCATTTCCGAAGCTGGCTCCGGCGTTGATTCTTTTGCCGCTCAAGTGGCGTACGCCGCAGCAATAACTGAAGGTGTTTCTGCAAGCGCAGTGTTTGCTTCTCAGGTTGATTTTGCTGCCGCTATATCAGAAGCCATTTCTGGTATTGATGCGTACACAACTTCCGCGTCGTTTGTTGCCGCTATTGCTGAAGCTGCGTCAGGCCAAGACTCAATGCAGCGCGGTCTGTCTCTTCAGGTGGCTATTGCAGAAAGCGCCTCTGCTTTAGATGCAGTTACTTCGCGGGTTGTGTTTGCAGGCTCTATTGCTGAGTTTGCATCTGCTGCGGCCACCCAATCAGTGATAAAAACGGTCAACGCAAATGTATCGGGGTTGCAGTTGGTTGTTTCGCTTGGCGAGGTGTTAGTTTGGGCAGAAGTTAATGACAGCCAAACCCCAAACTGGCAAAATATCGACGATACACAAAACCCCGGCTGGACGGATATTCCGTCATAAGGATTCAAAATGGCTTTAGTTTTAAAAGATCGGGTCAAGGAAACCTCTACCACCGCAGGTACAGGCACACTTACCCTTGACGGCGCAGCTTCTGGGTTTCAATCATTCGCCGCTGTAGGTAACGGCAATACCACGTATTACGCTATCGTAGACCCTATCACAGGTGATTGGGAAGTGGGTCTTGGTACCTACACTTCTTCTGGCACAACGCTGTCCCGTACTACTGTGCTGTCGTCAAGCAACAGTGGTTCTTTGGTGTCATTTGCGTCTAACCAAAAGGATGTGTTTGTCACGTACCCGTCCGAGAAGTCTGTCTACGAAGACGCTTCCAATGTGGTCAATGCCACATCGTTTGGTGCAATCACAGCCACATCTGCTGCGCTGACAACCGGCACGGTTTCTACAACACCAGCATCCAACACTGACATTGCCAACAAGCAATACGTGGATGGTTTGGTTACACAAGGCATTTCCTACCATGAGCCTGTGTATGTTGAATCCCCAAACACCACGGGCAATCTAAACGCCACATACAACAATGGCGCTTCTGGGGTTGGCGCTACACTGACAAATGCGGGTACGCAAGTTGCGTTGACTGTTGACGGCATACTCATGACCGTCGGCAAGCGCGTGCTGATATACAACCAAACAAACGCTACGCAAAACGGCGTCTACACAGTTACAACTGTGGGTGATGGCTCGACTAACTGGGTTTTGACACGCTCTGCTGACGCTAACACTTACGGTATTCGTGACCCCAATGCTTTGGGTTACAACGACGCGTTCTTCGTTACCAACGGCGACACAGGCGCGGGCGAGACTTACGTTTGTACAACAACCGGCACCATTACTTTTGGTACAACAAACATCACCTTTGCGCAGATCAGCTCTGCTCAGGTCTACACAGCCGGTACAGGTTTAAACCTTTCACCTGCCACCACATTTAACATCTCCAACACAGGCGTCTCGGCCAGCACATATGGCTCTGCTTCTGCGGTTCCCGTGTTTGCGGTTAATGCCCAAGGTCAGCTTACAAGCGTAACCAACACCAACATCGCTATCAGTGGCTCGGCTGTGTCGGGCAACATTTCTGGATCGGCTGGGTCTGTGGCGAATGCGCTGACGTTGGGTACATACCTGACGGGCACAAGTTTTAACGGCTCTGCTGCTGTAACAGCAACCGTTGATGCGACTTCGGCTAACACAGCTTCCAAGGTGGTGGCGCGTGATTCATCTGGTGACTTCTCTGCCGGTACGATTACAGCCGCTTTGTCTGGTAACGCAACAACTGCAACGACATCTACCAACCTTGCTGGTGGTGTAGCCAATCAGATTGCCTACCAGTCTAGTGCTGGTGCGACTACATTCATTACAGCGCCTACAACAGCCGGTACGTACTTGGGCTGGAACGGTTCTGCGTTTGCTTACACTGCCATCTCTACACCGTCTGCCGTCACTTTTAACAACAGCGGTTCAGGTGACGCCTCTGGCACATCCTTCAACGGCTCTACTGCACGGACAATCTCTTACAACACCGTTG